CATAAACATGGCAATGTCCAATTCACGGTTTATTCGTACCGCTTCAGTGTTGTAGATGTGTTCAAATCCCGTTTTGTGCTTCAACACCCACGTTGATTTACCAGCCCCAGGAATTCCCATAAGCACGTGAATCATTTGCTGACCTGTGCAACTGTCATGAAACTGCACACCACGCACTGAATGATTTCGACATTGGGTGGCAGTAAATCCGTCACCTTCTGAATCAGCTGCTTTGTCACCTTTTTGCAATTGCGACATTCAAATTGCACTGTGTCCATAGTTGGATTTCCTCAAATTCTCGATTGGCTGAAGGTTGATTTGTGTCACCCACCAGTTCGGTTGCTTGGTGTGTCGGTACTTTGGACGCTTAGCCATTGCAATGGGAATCCAACCCGCAATGAAGAAATGCGGTGATTCACCAGTGACAAGAATTGCCACGTCGTCAGTGCGGTCATATTCGTGAATTATCAGTTGCCCTGAAACGTACTTTGTCCAACGCACTTCAAAGTGAGAACCAACGTCAGCCTTGGTTTTGCCTTTTTGCTCAAACGGGTCAAATTCAACATTAAGGTATTTGGCAACAACCCATTCACTACCAATACTTTGGGCGTCTTGTGCTATTAGATCGTGAAGCGATTTTTCCGTTGAGTAACCGCCTGACCTTGTGTGCCAGTAGTCGGTGTTGGCCTTTGCCAAATGAATTGCTGCGTCGTGGCAGATGAATTCTTCTTGACGCGTCAAAGTTATTTTCATTTCATCTCCACTAAAATGCTAGGAAATGGTGCAGAAACGGCGTGACCACCAAATTTCAATCTGCCACGAATAAACGTTACCTTGTGTTTAATTGCGTAATCATGAAACCAAGCAGTATCTGTACGGGCTGGCAACAACATGACAATTTCTGCATGGCGTGATTCTTGGTGGGCTTTTTTGACCCAATCCTTGATTTGGCGACCATAAGGCGGGTTGCACCATACGCGGTTGCCTTCCCAAGTAATTGCTAAACCGTCCCGAAACCCTTGGTTCTCATGATCAAGTCCACACCAGTTTGTCGTTTTGTAATTTGTTGAACTAGCTGCCACGTCCAGTGTGAAATGGTGAATTGCATTGAGTTGGTCAAACAATGCTTGTGGTGTTGCCCAGTCGTCAGTCTTGCTAATTGGCATGTAAGCCGTCATCTGCAACCCACACAAAACCAAATTATCTTTTCATTGCCATAGCCTTTTTGGTAGCCAAATGCGTCAAATTTGACAAGACTAGAACACTTGTCACACTGTTCCATTTTGTATTCTTCGACCACTTCGCCGTTTTTAAGCAGTTTGCCAATCATGGTCTGCGGGTTGATTATCTCCATATAATCGCTCATAGAAATGCCACCCCAATCAGTAAAACAACCAAGACAATTTCAATGCAGACAAGTATTTTGATTAGTCTTTGCTTGGTCATACGTGTGGTTTCCAAGTTCCGTCGCTGGTAAGCACTAGCCATATTGGGTCACACTGATCGGGTTTGCGCCCTACGCATGAATAATTTGCCCAGTCTTTTTTCGTCTTTGCACTGTTTCCAGTACGGAAAATGCGGTGTCCGTGACGGCACTGTGGTGCTTCAGGAACAAGTTCACCGCCCAGTTGCTTTGCAATTTCTGCCACACCTGACGCCAACGTTTGAAATCCAGCTGCGTCCATTTCTTCTTCAGTCTTGTAACTTGGCACTTCGCCAAATTTGGTCGTCCAGTAGTCATATTCCTTGTCAGTGTTTGCGACCTTTGCTGACGTCTTTTCGACCTGTTCCATGATTTCCTTGGTGCTTCTCTCAGCCCCACCCATGACAAGTTGTTGCACCCTCATAATTGCTGACGTAACTGTGTCTTCCACAAACCAGCGTTTCATGTTTTGTTGGTATGCGCCTTGATAGCCGTGGGCAAAGTCAATGGCTGCTGGTCGGGTATCGTCTTCATGGCGAAAGGCCTTTGCTTCAACTAAAACATAACCTTTGTCAGCACTAAATTCAACAATGCTGGTTTCAATGCGTCCAGTCGGATATGTCTTCAACCAGCGTTCTAGGCGTTCGCGGCTTGCCTCATAGTTGTCTAGGAATCCCACTTACTTCACCGCCCTTTTCTGTTGTGAAATGTGGCGACTGATTGCACGCCCACGGGTATAGCCTTCACGGCTTCCGTCTTTGTGCCCAAATGAGTAACCAAGGGCTGCGGCTAAGGTGCAAAGAACACCGACAAGGAACAACGCCCGCAAAACCTGCGGGTCTAATAGATCAACGACCATTTTGAATTCTCCCGATTCTAGGTAGTAACGACTACCACCTGCACTCAGGGTGACGCATAAGGCGCGCCAAATCAAGAACCTTGCGTATGTGTCGGCGTGTCACCTGACTTGGCCTTGGATTTTAGTCCGTTGCCAGCCAGCACACCGCCCAATGAACCAGTCAGGAAAATGGCTAGGGTTTTCAATAGGTCAATAAAGGCTGCGTCGTTGGGTGCTTGTGCGCCGATTGGCTGGGTGACAAATATGAGCGCGTACGTTATGCCAACCGTTACGATTAAAAATACCGCTGCAAGTGTTGAACCAATTATCAAAATCAGCTGCGCGTGGACGTCCTCAGGTGCGCGGCGGCGTGTTGGTTTGTGGTGTTGTGAATCCAAGTATGTCGTCAGAACACGTTCCAGTCGGGATACATTCTGGTTTTTGGCACTCTGGCTTTGCCCAGTTTTCATATTCTTGGCACTCATAACGTGTCCAACCCTGATACCCACAAGCAGTCAGCATTAACGCAAGTGCCCAAGTCAATGCTGCTGCCGTGAGTTTCCGAGTTACTTCCCCGTTAACCCGAAACTCTTATCCGCAGGGTTTAACCAGCGCAAGATAACTGGTGCGACCGCTGCGACGCCTGCCATTGCAAGTGTCTTTGGGTCTGTCACACCCGCCATGTATAAGGCAAGTGCTGCTGCCATGAATGATCGTGCCCATGAAGCGATTAAGGCTTTGGCTTTGTCCATTTTTTTGTTTTCTCCTTTGTCGGTTTTACTCCCGATTTTGGTATTTCAACTGTTGGGTGTTCGCCCTTGTAAGGTACGAATTTGGGAATCCCAAACCCAACAATCTCTTTGCCAACGTTGCGCACCTTCACCATAACCATGCCACCATTTCGCTGGTCGCCTGTGCCACTGGTGTTGCCCTCAATGGTGACGCATTGCTTGTCGTCAATTAGGCCAACAACAATTCCAACGTGGCTTATACGATCAACGCCGTCATGTGGGAAGTCCATGAAAGCGACATAACCCAACTGCGGCATATTTGACCAACGGTTGATTTCTTTAAACTTATGCGCACCAATTGCAGTGCCAACAACTGAATGAATCTTGACGCCCGCTTGTGCTGCACACCAGTTAACGAAAGAACCGCACCAAGGTAATCCGTCGGCCTTTGTAAATTTGCCATACTTGGTGAGGTTGTCGCCTTCCTCAATTGTGCCAATTTCAGCCTTTGCAATTTCAATGAACGCAGCTGAAGTGCCTTGCGGATACATCTTAGTCAAGTGTTCCACTTATAGCCCAAGTGCCTTCAAATCATCAGCAGTCAAACCAAGTGCAGCAAGTTTCGCTTGCGCTGCTTCTTTATCGGCAGCAATCTTTGCAGTTTCAGCATCTTTTTTGGCATACTCGGCTTCATCTTTAACTTGCTGATTTAATTCCTCAGTAGTTAGCGCAACCATTTGTGATTCGCCTGTTTCTGCATTTACTATAAGTTTAGTTTTCATAGCCATACACCACATATTCTCCTGTTATATTTTGTGCAGTAATTAAAGAAAAGCCATCATAAGCCCCAACAGTTATACTTATGCCACCACCAAATCCGCGTTGTCCTGCATTGGTAAAAGTTCCACCGCCATAAAAACTTGGTATCTGTGTATTAGCCTGTGGGCCAAAAACATCGTAAGAATAATTGTTAAAATAGGAAGTTTCAGTGATTCCGCCTAAGTCAATAGAAGTAGCCGCATTAGCACCGCTAAGTGTTGTAGTGGCATTATTATTTGTTAGATTCCAACCATAATAATAACTGCCTGTGCTTAAATCGGTTCCGCTTGTACGCCAACGCCAAGCAATAGTTCCCGCCGTTGTTGATGCTTTAATTCTAAACATTACTTTGTAATTCTTGTATGTAGAAGTGAAGCAACTATTGACGCTTAGTCCAGCAGAGGCAGTAAAGGAACCACTTACAATTTTTGTTAATGCACCACTTGAAGGTGTAGCCCACTTCAAGCCAGTAGAGGCGGTACTATCCGCCACAAGTGTTTGGCCGTTTGTGCCAACGCCAAGGCGGGCGTCTGCGGTGTCAAAAGTAAATAGATCGCCCTTAGTTGTCAGTGGTGTGACATCTGCCGTTGTTGTCCACGCTGGCACACCGCCTGAAACTGCTAAGACTTGACCACTTGTGCCAATTGGCAAACGTGTGTTGGTGTTTGCAGTCGCTGATGAATAAGCAATGTCTCCAAGTGTTGTTCCGGGTTGTAATGCTTTTAAACGTGTGTCAACGCCTTGCAATGCCACTTCAAAATCTGCGGGCAAATCCGTTACGAGATCGGTGGACGTCGGGAGAACAAAACCATAGTTCGAGGTTGGGTTCGTCAATTGAGTTTCCTTTCGTTAAGCGACTATTGTCGCATATTCCCACGTTAATGTCGGCGACACGGTGTTCCATTTTTCGGTTATTGGCACGTCGTCCCAAGCCATTGCCTGCAAAGAATAGGCAAGTGGTGAAAGTAGCAAAGTGACCGAAAGTTGATTGTAGGAAGCCTGAAACGACCAGCCTTCAACAAATCCCTGAAACGCGCCTGAACTCATATTTAAAGGCAAGTTGTTGAGTGCCACGGCTTCGCCCATAAAAATGCCAATAAGGTTGTCGCGGTCAGAATTGTCCAATTCAGGATTGGTCAGGTCAAACGTAATTTCGCTGAAGATTGGTTGCGGTTGTTTTCTTAGTGATAAATAGAAATCGGCTTGGCTTTCGGCGTCAGCTGCGTTGTGCAATGTCGTTGTGATGATTTGGGCAAGTGTGCCGTATTGACCAATTGAAGTTGTGTCAAATGCCGTTTTCTCAGCGGAACTGGTTGCGCCATATTTTATTGTCAGGTAATTGCGAACGTCGCCTGCACGGGTTTCAATCCTTAGACCCGACCCACGCGCTTGATTGGCGTCAAGGTCAACGTAGCCATTGGTCGCAAGGTATGTCGTGCGGTGGGTCGAATCTGCATAACCAATTTGCCCAAGTCCGTTTTCATAGATATAGCCCAAGCCTGAAGTTGCTAAGGCTGAAACCAGTGAATAAACGTCAGTTGTGGCACTTGATCGTGCTGCCAATTCGTAGTTTCCTGGGGTATCTATTTCGCCATATCCATTGTTTTCAGCATTTGCCCATGTAATTGTTGGGTCATAAGTTGCCCATGTAACCGCACCAGCGACCTCAGCCCATGAACCAAATAAAACTTGACCCAAGATTGTTTCAATTTGGTTGCCGTCAAAATCTTTGGAAAGTACGCCGTTTGTCAGCGTTTTTGGCAAACGGGCAAGCGCGCCAAGTGCGGTGATTGAGTAGGTTTGTGTGAAAGCGGTTGAACCTACTTCACGCACTTCCAAGGCAATGTCAACCACGTTGCCACCAAAGATTGCCACAAATACGCCTGCGGTATCCTT